CTCCCACTGGTCAGCGGATAGATTGCCCTGGCCCCAATCAGCGAGATCGGTCAGGCGTGATTTAGCGTTATCACCGAGAGCTGCGAGCTCATTCTGTCGGTTATTGCTAATCATTTCCTGCTCGGTGGACAGGTAGCCGGACACGAACCGCTCAAATGCCGCCTGGTTCATGCCGGATTCGCGGGCAGTCTGCTTAAACCAATCGACCATCGGGTTACTTTCCATCACCCCGGCATCCAGACCCTCGACCTGCGGCACCTCATAATCACCATCGGGTGCGCCGGTAAATGCACCGAGCTTTTCGTGAAAGGTTTTCTCAAGATCGGTATATGCTTTGGCTTGATCCTCAACCGACTTAAACTTATTTAGGAACCACTCGGGCACGTCGCGGGCGCCATCGACTTCAGCTGGTGCGCTCTCAACGGTATCAATCAGGGAATCGCCAGGCACTGCCTCGGCAGCAGCTGCCGGCTGTTCGGTTTCGGTGGCTTGTACTTCCTGCTCGTCTATCATGGGGGATACCTCACTGTTTCTCTGCGGTTTCAATCTGCGTCAGGATTTGACGCACCAGATCGGCACGTCCTTCGCGGATACCGGCCTCAAACTGTGTTGAGCCAGGCGTTACGGTGGGACGTAAAATGGTTATGGCAATGAGCCGGTCGAGCACGAACTGACCAGCTTCGGTACGAAAACACTCGTGAAAGCGTGAGGCAATTTCCCGGCCTTTGGCCGCGCTCTCTTTGGATTGCCCGGGCGAGTCAATATCCAGCGCCGCCCAGCCCTTGCGGGCCTTGACTTGTTCAATCATGCAGCAGGTTGCTGTGCCGCCTGTGCCGCCTGTGCCGCCTGTGCCATTTCCTCTCTTTCGACCTCAGTGCGTAGCAGGTCAGCTTCAATGCCGAGCTTTTTGCCAATGTATCCCGGCAAGTCCTCTAATTTAGTACCCAGGCCCAACACTTCGGGACCGAGCTGGCCGATAGTCTGTAAATACTGATTGACCGCCACCAGATCATCCTGGTCCTGTGCCCGAGCCAATGGGCTGGTGTGCTTGATAGTGACCTCTTTGCCATCGACCCGGATATCGGGAATTTTGCCGGCCCGTTTCAAGATTGACACAGCCCGCTTAATTACCTTCTCCACGAACTCAGTCTGCATCCGGCCAAAGGCGCTACCCGAATCCTGCACCAGCTCCTGATTCCGCATAGCCATTTCGGTGGCGCTGCGTACCGGCGAATCAATCTCGCCAAAGGGCTCGGCAAACAGTGCTTTATTAATGCGCTTGCGCAGGTCATCCAGTACCAGGGCACTGAACTGAATATCGCCGGAGCGGTCCAGCGGTCGCAGCGTCGGATTGGAATTGTCATTGCTACCGACCGGGATGATGGCGCCCGGGGTCAGCCGAATGTTGTAAGGGTTGATCACCCCATCATCGGCCGCGGTATAAACACCCGAGATTGCCAGCGCGGCGTTCTTGAGAACGTACTCGACCACCTTATTGGCGGTCTTGATATCCGGCAGCACCTGCATAATCCGGCCACGTCCCAGCGTTTCACCTGGCACCACATACTCACGAAACACGATCCACGGACTAACCTCATAATCCTGGCCGAATATATATTCTTTGCTGGCTTCTTCGAGGACGCACTGATGCCAATAACCACGTTTCGGCAGATAGACGGTGCCCTCGATTAAACTGATTTTTTCGTCAGGTCGCTCGCTGGCCTTTTTCTTCATGCTCTCCGACATTTCAGCACCAGGCCATAGCCGGTCGATATGCCGGGCCGGTACTTTATGTTCACGCCATACGGTTTCGATGGTGCCCCACGGTCCAGCCTCGGGGTATATCTCAGCGAGCGGTGCGGCGTGAAACTCCAACGCCGAGCTAGTTCCTTCGGATTCTTCCAGCGACATAACCCCGGTCGATACCGCGAGGTCAAGGAATGACTCGTGTGCCTGGGTCGAGAAATTGCTGTGATTAATGTGATCGAAAATGATCTTAGTCACATCATCGAGGACCGGTTGAATCTTCTCGTGCTCGTCCTCGGGTATCTCAGAACCCGGCATCAGCATCGACCACTCACGCCACGGTGGAATCAGTGTGGCCTGCAGCCGGCTGGCAAACTTCTGTGTGCCGACCACGGCAGTCGAGTCATAAATATCTTCGTTCTTTTTCTGCCCACGCGAGAAACTGCTCATCGTGTTGCGCTGGGGCAGTGCGTATTCGTAGCACTCCCTCAAATGGGACTGCCAGGCGGATCGCTGTTTTTTAGCGGCCTGGAATCGTTTAACTAGGTCCTCGGTAGTTCCCAGCTCGCTGGGTTTGTTGTACTTCATCCTGGTGTCGACGCAGTGCCGAGCGTTGTCACCTTGGGTATGCCGAGCTCAGAACCCGATAACAACGACAGGCGTCCAAGTTTACGCGGGCTCTTGATCTTCTTTTTCTTATCCTCGGTCGCCTTGGTCAGTTCATCCAGCTGCGCTGCGCGGGCCGCATCGGCCGCCGCGATCTCCCCCTGTATCGCTTTAAGCTGCTCATCATATTTGGCTTGGATATCCGCCATGTATGCGGCTGCATCAAAGGCTGGTTCCGGGGCTTTTGAAACCACCGGGGGCGGTGCTGGCGTTGGCGTTGGCCTTGGCTGCGGCCTTGGCTGCGGCTTTGGCTGCGGCTTTGGCTGCGGCTTTGGTGCCGGCGCGGCTACAGGCTCGGGTGTTGGGTTCGGCTCGGGACGATTACCGGCCATCATCTCCGCGTCCAGTGCAGCGTTGTTGTTGAAATTACTCTGTCGGATTGCGTCGGATAACCCCAAGGCGCGAGCTATTGCGCTGGGCGTTTCCTTCGCTGCGTCTTTTGCGCCTGGCGCTACAGCCACACCGCCTCGGCCGGACACAGCCGAGCCACCATAACCAAACCCCCCGGTATCTGTACCTTCGGGGTCGGACCGACCTTTGCCTTTGCCTTTGCCGTACCCGAACCCACCAAATCCAGCGGGCGTAGCTTGCCCTCCGCCATCACCTCCACCGCCTGCACCCATATTAAATCCCTCGTTGTAAATGTCGCCACAGTTGTCGCGGCGTCAGTACCCAGCAGGCGCGGATACCGAGCAGTGCCTTGATCTGCGATACACAGGTCCAAGGTCCAAATATCCACGGCACGCGGATACGTTCTGTATCCAGTTGATTGAAGTTTACCCGACATAAACCCTCTATTGCCATTTTTGCAGCGATCTCGGGTAGGTCGCTCTCCTGGTCATACTCAAGCACCTGCACCTCAAGGTACGCGATCCTCGGATGCACCATCACCCAATGCTTGCCGGTCCACTTGAGGGCAAAGACGTGCAGCGCATTTGGATGTAAAAAACGGTTCCACCAGCGTGGTGATCCCTGGCGCGTGAACGCTATGACGTAGTAGCTCAACCAAAGACACTCCAACCCTGATCTGCCTGGATTGGCTTTGTTGGCCCCGGGGTGTGGTGCTTGAGGATTGCCCTGCCCTCACCGGCACCGAGCATCAGGTACTGCGCCGCATCCGCGACGTGGCTGTATTGATTCTTGTCCGGCTTATCGTGGAACCGTTCATCACCTGACACCTGCACCCGCTTGTAGCAGTAGCCCCCACCCATAGCCTTGCGCAGCGATGTGCAGTTGGGCGAGATCAGCAGACCCGGTTCGCCATCGACCAGGCGCGACAACGGTGTCGCCACTGCCTCCCGGCGCAGCGTAAAGTCATTGCTCGGCGCAGGTCGTGCCTTGATGCCCCTGGCACGCAGTATCTGAAAGGGTGTGGTTTCATCGGTCTGCGCCCTTTGGTCGCCTGCCGGATCACCCCATACCTGGAACTCAGCGCCCGGGAACTTCGACGCCATCTCATTCTGCAGCAGCTCGGCGAACCTGACTGCGCCCATGTCCTCGGTCACCAGCTCATGTATCCAGCGCCAGCGGCCCCGCACATCACGCTGACCAAAGACCGCTGCCGGCGTCAGACCAAAGTCGATACCGATCACCACTGGCGTATTGTCCAGG